ACGCATTTCTTGAGCTGTGCATTGTACCAAACCTTTGTCTTTTTCCCATGCTTTGATACATTTAGCATCCCTGAAAGACTCCTTTCTGTTTTTTCCTAAAAGATTATCTTCTGCTCTCATAAGATCAAAGAATATTTGCCCACCCAAACCAAAACCTGAAACTTGTCTAGATGCGTCTTCTCCGCAATGACAAGCACGAGTAGATTCTGCAAGTTGAGTTGAACTAACGATTGCTTTGTGAACATGTCCTTTTGAACATTGGTACTTGACAACTGGCATTAAATTTTACCTGACTCCATGGCCTCGATGACACGCTCTGAAATTTTTTGTATAAGCTTTTCTGGCAAGCCCATATCCATGAAAAGTTTTGCTACTGGCATTTTATCTGCATGAACATAACCCTTTTCATCAAGCATTGTGTGTTCCTCTTTGGTCTCAGCCATTTCGCTTTTATCTGAGTCCTTATCATACATCATGTGAGGTTCAAACTCATCATCATCTTTCATTGAATAGCTATCATCTACCATTTTCATAGCATATTCTTCTGGTTTCATTTTCATGTCCATTGGCATCTCTGGTGCATCAAGAAGTATAAGTGCAATACTTTCTTTGTCGCCTTGTCGTGCCTTTTCACACATTGATTTTGGATATTTCATAATTTACTCCTATTGTGGGGGAAATGGTAATTGTTGGCCCATCTGTGCCATTGCAGCTTCGCCTGCTGCAACTTGTTCTTCTTCAATATCATAATCATCTCTTAAAATACTTGGCCTAACACCAAACATATCTACAAGTTCTTTGGTAATTTCTCTCCAGTTTACTTGATCATTAGAAGGCGTAGCAGCCAACTGACCAAGTAAAGCAACCAGTTGTTCTCTTCGAACGATTTTGTCTTCCATAAGAGGACTGAAAGGTAGAACTCGAAACTGTGGTGAGCTTTCCACAATCTCTCTTGCAATGACATCAGGTGCAACATCAATTTGAGTCATTCGAGTAATCATTTCCATATCAATACCAGAAACATCACTGTTCGAAATTGCCCATCGAAGAATGCCCATAGCTTTGTCAAAACCTCTCTTTACAAATTTTGTAAGAACACGAGTACGAACTTGCATACGCCCTTGAACTGAAGCTTGTACCATATTGGCTTCTGCGGCGGTTCGAATGTTTTTGACTTGTCCTCTTTGATAATCAGCCATACCTGCAATATTTTTTATATGTATAGTAGCCTGATCCAAATGACGGTTGAAGTCAAATGTTGTTGGCATGTCAGGTGTCACATAAATCATATCGCCAACCAAAGCTTGACCATCAGTCTCTACTGGTACAGGTTCATATGTTTGACTGTTCATAAACCTAGACGCATCTTCTTCGTTTGGAAACATGGCTTTGTCATAAAACATACGCTTTGGTAACCTTCTCACAATCTCTCTACGAGCAGACACCAACTCATTTATGTCTTGCTGCAAAGGGGCTAACAAAGACACATCAGGAATACCTCGGAGACGCCCAACCCCATCATGAAAAACTAGCTGATCATATGGATTACCATATGGCAACTCAGTAATCATCAAGATCTGACTAGAGCCTGTGTGCACATGGTACAAAAGCTTCTTTCGGAAATCCCAATACTCATGCAGGGTGACATACTCTTTGAGCATTTCACGCTCATACTGTTTATCGTCATATCCACCTGTTGCATAGTCATCAATCAAAGACCTTGGATAAGTATCAGGCTTAATTTGTTTGCCATTTTGCAGAACATAAAATCCGCTTTCAATACGCTGTCTGAGTTGTGAATGATGCAAAATGAACCGCTCAGATGCCCATGAAATATCTGTAAGTCTACGAGCTGATGGATCAAACTGAACTTCCCAAGGCATCTTCATACGCCAAATTACTTGTCCTTTCTCTTGTGACCATGTAATTTTCCGTACAGCACCTATGGAAAAAAGCATTGCATGTAAAGTTGCTTCTCTAGTTGTGTCGTCAAGATTATCTCTATCAGCCATCCAGTTGAGAACAGCTGCAATCCGACGACCAGTAAATATTGTATCCTCAAAACGATCTGGAACTTCATATGTTCGTTGACGAACATCTAGAACCTCACATTGTGGAAGATCAAGAGCTAACGATGAAGTAATCGTATCAAGTATTGGAAAGATTTCATTTTGCTGTGCGTTGTAATTTTCAAGTTCAGACATGGTTGGATAACCATCTCCTTCCCAAAACTTACCACGCCAATAACTTAAGTTTCTAGCATCTTCACGGGCAATGTTTTTTTTGTAGTATTCTTCCGACTGCTTAATTACATTAATGATGTATTTAGAAGTCTTTTGTAACTTTTGTTTTTCAGACATCGGCTGTGCCTGATCTTTGTTATCTTGTTTCATACGTGCTTACCCCATGGTGTGTTGGCACCCTGATTTGCAGATGCATCTATTCTTCGTTGTAACCTGAGCATTGCCTCAGCCGCCAATTGTTTTGGATCCTTTCTTCTTGATCTCCATTGAGAACCTCTTCTCTGCATATACGCCCATGCAGCTCCAGCCCATGCAGAAGCCAAGTCATAGTGTCCACCTTCTTGGTCACGAGATCTAGATCCCCATGTACCTCTGTAAGACATAAGTTGTCTCAGCGAGCGGACGCTATGAATCGTAACACTCTCATCTTCAATGAGTTGCTGCATAAATCCTTCAGCTTCTTTCTTTGTTTTGGTGTTTGAAAACCATCCTGCTATCCGACGCTTGCTTCTACCGTATCTGCTTGCTGGTCGATGATATACACGCCTGTATGCAATGTTTGGATTGTCTACAAGATGAGATAGAACTGATTCTCCTACACCATTGCTTTCAACATATACCATGGCGTCATTGTATTTTCTGCCCCACTCAGCCAGTCGCTGTGCCATTTGGTATGCTGAAATGTGTCCAACATATTCAGCTGCTTGTTCACAAGTATTGAGATTGAGAATAATTACACCAAAATTATCTCTATCTGCCCATGAACCAGCAGGGTCACAAAAAATAACATATTGGTCTTCTGGTTTTGGGTCTTCAAAAACAACCCATGGATCAGTAATGACAGATACACCTGTCCCACCATCTATTTCTTGAAGCATTTGCCGAAGTATGTTTTGATCATAGACAGCATCACCTGTCATAGCCCAACACTCAACATCATTGATTGGATACTCTTGTTTAAACTTCTCCATGTTTCGATTACACTTTGGAAGCCCACTTGTCTGAAGCCAATAGGCTTGAGCTGGTGTTATAAACTTGTACTTGTCCCAATAGTCTGTAACAGACCTATTTGGTATCCAACCAGGAGGTGGTTCAATGCTGTATTCTTTGACCATAGTCCATGGAATAAATACCTTCATCCATTTGCTGTCTGGCCTATCTGAATCCATGCACAACATATGCAACTGATCTCCATGATGCTTTGGAGTGCTTTCTGCAATCATGAAGCCACCATTTTGTGGGATTGCATTGAGCACTGACGCCCATACTTCATCTCCACCATTCTCTTGCCAAGATGAAAGCTCGGTGCCAAGAACAACTTGACAAGTTTCTCCTCGCAATGGTTCGTCGTCTTGTACTGAAGCTACACTCAATTTGGAATCAATGTCTGGAAACTCCAAAGTTCTTTTCATAGCTCCAATCCTACGAGGCTGTATTTGCTTTGGAGTTGACTTGTAAAATCGGTTTGCAATCTCAGCTAATGATTTTGCTGTCGCTTTTTTATGGCCAATGATAGCTGCATGACAACCTGAACGGAAAGCTGCATGTTGATAGGTAATACCAGTAAAGAAAGTTGAAGAGCCCTCCTGACGAGGCTTGATGTGAACAATCCATTTTTCTTGTGTGTATGCATTGATAACTGCCTGCGCCAAAAGCTTTTGGTGGTCCCAAAGATGAAATGGCTGCAACCCTTGACTTTTTGTTCTGATTGTTAGCATCGGAAGAAAATGTTCTGGGTTCCAAAACCGTCCATCGCTGGGCAAAATCATGAGCTTCTACCAATCAACTTTGGAAAAGGACCATGAGGTGTGACAGGACTAGATTGCTTTACGCTGTCAACAGCTGAGTTCTGATTTTTTCGAGCATCATCATTTTCAGCTTGAACAATCATTCGTGCTTCTCTGATAAGTGCTACTGCTGTCTTGACTGTATCTGTTTCTAGCTCTTCTGATAGAAGTCTGAGAAACAAATCTTGTACCGCTGACCTTTGTCCTTCATATGTCTGAAGAGACAAGCGTTTGTCTATCATTGTATCTCCTTGATAATATGCTATTTATTAGTTATCATAAATTTTGACAATAGGAGGTCAAATGCCCCGTAGAAAAACTACACCAAAATCAATCGATGAGCTTTCAGCTGAAACTACCGAGCCAGCCAGCAAGCCAAAACCCAAAGCAAAACCCAAACCCAAGGCCCCAGTAGAAGAAAAATTTGCTTATGAAATAGCTCTTGTTCATGGTGGTGGTGAACATGTGGTCAAATTAAATGAGAAGAAGAAGGTTGATCATTTCGTCAGCAACATAACAAAAAGAAATCTCAATGCCTATCCATTTCTATTTACTGATGATGCTGCACAAACATTTATTCTGAGAGAGTTTTTGTTTTGTCGGATCGTGCAAAATCACTGAGCCTTTCAAGCAAGGCCTCACCTTGTTCAGATGCCATAGCTGCGAGATCGGCTATGGCATCTCTTCTTTCTCTTGCTTCTTCCATGATGCGTTCAATTTGAGACATACAAAAAATCATTGGTTCAACATGGTTAAGATTCAGCACTTTTTTCCACTTGTCTTTCTCATGCATACGATACATCAATCCACCCATCTGATGACTCCACATAAAGTCATATGGGCAATCATCTTCAGATTCAACGATGACGACCTCGAATAAGTCCTCCCCTTTGAACCATCGTTGTATTCGTAGCAAAACTTCGTAGAGATGCTTTGCCTGAGCTTTGTAGGCACTGTCCATGTTGTCTCCTCACGGTACTGTAAAAAATTTCGGGTGCTTCATACATAATGTTCTTTGGTATCTTTGCCCACTCACAGAACGCATCTGTGACTTTGTGAGCTGGTATCCACTTCATGCCTCGATGTCTTTTGAACTGATCTTCAGGCCAGTCGATTTGCTTGCAGTACTCTCGTATGCTAGTTTTACGAAGAGACAACACAAACAAAATCCGTCGCCAGTATTCTTTGGGATCAATCTTCATGAGTGGCTTGCCTGTCAATCAAGAAATCAAAATACGACTTGTTCGTCGTAAACCTGAGATCATTATAACACCAGAGATGATACACGGATTTGGAGACTTTCGATGGGATACCGAACCGAAATCGAACAATGGGAAGACGGCAAAATAATCGCAAGCCCAGCATACAAAGAAGGGTCAATCAGCCTGAGCGATGACAAAAGCATAGGATTCAGTTGTGGTAGATACCACTTCCAGATCAATGATCGAAAGGTTCGAGCGCATCTGTTGTATGGTGGAACGATTGACATTGGTATGACTAGGCATGATGTATTCTTTGTTCAAGGAAGGCGTTACTTCTTTCTTGGCAGAGACGGTAAGATTTGGAAGATAGACGGTGTCATGCTGCCACACAAAGTACCTTTTGTTCGCAATCTCAGTTATGAAGGCATGCGCATTTGGGCAGACACAATGACAAGGTTTGTCGTGGATCGTCTAACACCAAAGCGGATTGCTGAACCATTGGCAAATGCAAAGAGACGGTATCGTCGTGTCATCAGAGAAATGGTTGAGCTGCGAGTTCTTGATGCAGCAACACAAGGCAGAGAAAGAACAGTAGAATATTTTGCCAAAGGCGTATCTCCTGATTGGAAGATTGTTGACCTGGTGTCTCCCAAGAACCCAGATGTTAGACATGCCATACTTGTTATGCTGGTGTTAGGGCAAGAGGTTGAGAAAGCCGCAGATGTCATCGAGCTAGCAGCGTTCATAGAACACAAACTCCCATTGTTCAATCGACAAGCATGCATCTCAATCTATCACTCGGCAGTAGAGCAACTCAGCCATCTATGTCCAGCTTGGTGGTCACAAGGGTACTTGTGTCCATGGCACAGCATAGGAAGCATAGAACAGCTGTATGTGGCACAGTTCTGCAGAATAATGAATGACAGTTACCACAGAGAGATACCAGAAGAGTTTGCTGCAGGTATTGCTACGACAGCTGAACGCTATGACTCTCCAGAGATGGAAGTAGCGTTACAAGCTGGCTCTGGGTATATTCGTGATTGGGATGCTGAGCGTCTTAAATATGAACACGAAGACGAAACTTAAAAAAACAAAAGCCCTCTGAGGGGCAGAAGACTTTTGAACGGAGATAACACAAACCGTGTTACTTAGCTGATCTTAACTGTTCTCTGTGCTGTTGTAAATACCCAAGCAACTTTTTTCTGTTTTCAGGCTTCATTTGAGCCGGAACTGGTCGATCATTTTTTTCACAAACCAAGACTGCATCGCTATAAGTCAAACCAATTTCTTTCAGAGAAGATATGAAAAAAGGTTGATCATCAATCCAAGATGGATCTACAAGTTGCGCATTTGCCTTTTCAATCTCCAACTCTTCCTTTGTACAGATTCCTACTCCGCAAAAATCTCTGAGCGCACGTCCCTTTGCTCTGGTCAGGGCCATTCTCATATTGTGTTGTGCAATGCTTTTGTTACCGACATTGGTTTGTGTTGCGTCTCCATACTCTACAATCACCTGACCATCTTTCCCAGTCACAGTTGCTTTGAATACAAAGCGGTTCTCTTCCCAGTTCATCTCTACGGGTTCTGTTACGATGCTTTGCAGGCCTTTGTCATGTGCCAACTCAATCAAACCCTTGTACAAGACAAATGGTGTTTTGCTACCTCGCAAGTATGCAACCATACCACGAGCTTCTAGTTCTTCTAATGTAATCATGCCAACTCCTTCTTTAATGGCAATCTTTTAAGTACTATATTTACAAACTCCTGTCAAACACTTTGTTAGATTTATTTTTTTATCTTGACATCCATAAAGGATAACTATATTTAATAAAGGACTAACCAAGGAGTTCATATGTCAACCACAGGAAACATTACTGAAGGACACATTTTGTTTACAAAATGGGCATGTAAATATGGAGATGATAGCGTCAAACCATCTATCAAAACGATCTCAAGCATACTTCAAGAGATGAACATGTATGGTTCAGCGATCCAGGGGTATAAAATTAGAAAGACACCTCAAGGCCTTTGGCCTTACATGGAACACAGCAAAGTACCATGTTGCCCACCAAAAGCAGTCCGCAGATGTATTGAGTATATCAGCCGTGACGAGGTTCCTGCTTCTAGTTGGGATAATGTTGTTCACAACATCGGTCGAAAGGAAAAAGCATGAGAAAATATTACATCGGTGAAGAACCAATGGCATGTCCTCGACCAAGAGTCACAAAATCTGGAAGAGCATATATGCCAAAGAAATACACAAACTGGAAAAAGCTTGCAGGTGTGTATTTGTTTGAGCAATGGCAAGGTGAAGTCTATTCATCAGCTGTATCTGTAAGAATCATTGCTGTCTTCAAGCGCCTGTCTCGCACCCCAAAGAAGAGGCCCGAAAGGATTTGGAAAGCAAGTAAGCCAGACGCAGATAATATAGCTAAGTCATGTTTAGATCTGATGGTTGATGTAGGCATCTTGGAGGATGACAATATTGTGGCTCGACTGGTTATAGAGAAGCACCATGCAGGTCTTGGTGAGCATGCACACATATCGATAGAGGTTGCCAATGTCGAAGAATGAGAGCTGGCTTCCGTGCCCACGAGACATTGTTGCTGAGATTGAGCTGCAAGATTTTGATCGAGAACGACCTGCGTGTGATGCAGCTGGCTTTCTTTATGTTTGGAAGTTGAAGCTTGATGGTGTAAAGCTTACAGAACGCAAGATTGCAAAGCGCATGGGTTGGACACGCCACCGCAGCAGACTTGTCATCAATAGAGTTGATTCTTTTTGGATGGATTGGCAAGAAAAAATGTGCCGACCAAAACCCGACCAACAGCGTGCCAATCCTCAGCCAGAACCCGACCAACCAAATGCAGGTTCAAAGCTAGATATGGAAGAGCCGTCAGCCAATCCTCAGCCAGAACCCGACCAAGAAACAGCCATACACACGGGCGAAATAATTAAAGATAAA